AGACTCCAAAAAGAAATATCTGATTATCAGAAATTCTTAGAGAAAGATGTCTCTGCCGATCTAGAAAAAGCAAATGGAGATCTTGCAGTTATAAAAGAAGAATTGCAAGATCTCTCTGATTCCAAAATGAGAAAGAACGAAGAGTACTCTTATAAATTAGCTATTGCTGAAATGTTGAAAGATACTGGTATCAAGACTAAGATCATAAAGCAATACTTACCAGTTATGAATAAGCTAATCAATAACTATCTTCAAGTTCTTGACTTCTACGTACACTTTAATCTAGATGAAGAGTTCAATGAAACAATTCGCTCAAGGCATAGAGATGAATTTACATATGATTCGTTTAGTGAAGGTGAAAAACAACGTATTGACTTAGCATTATTGTTTACATGGCGACAAATTGCTAAGATGAAAAACTCAGTATCAACTAACTTGCTCATGCTCGATGAAACATTTGATTCGTCACTCGATCATGAAGGAGTAGATAATCTTATTAAGATCCTATATACACTAGGAGATGATACAAACGTCTTTATCATATCTCACAAAGGCGAGATACTTGATGGTAAGTTTGAAAATAAGATTGAATTTGTAAAAGAAAAGAACTTCTCAAGGATAAAGAGCAATGCCGGAAGTGAGTAAAGAAACAATATGGCACTTCACATGCCAGAAATGTCTGGGTTGGTTCTCAGTTGCAACTAGCGACGCCTTCAACCCAATGAGTAGAGAGTTTTATTGTCCATGGTGTGGTGATAAAACAAAATGTGAAAATAAGAAATAAATGGTTTACAATACTGTGAAAACGTGTTATAATATACTAACAATTGAAAAAGAGGTATATAATGGAACTCAGCGAAAACACTCTTAATGTCCTGAAAAACTTCAGTGGCATTAATCCTAACATGATGATTCGTTCAGGTAACACTATCAAAACCATTAGTGAGGCTCGGACTGTACTATCCACTGCGGTAGTTGATGCTGAGTTTCCTAGGGACTTTGGTATTTACGATCTGAATGAATTCATGGGCGTCCTTAGTTTGGTCGACACACCACGTCTTAAGTTTGAAGATGACTTTGTGGTTGTTAACGATTCTACTGGACGATCTAAAGTCAAGTACTTCTATTCCCTAGAAGATAACTTGACAACTCCACAAAAAGACATCACAATGCCAGAAGCAAATGTGAAGTTCAAACTAGACAATGAGACAATGAACAAGCTAAAACGTGCTGCTTCAACTCTTGGTCATAGCGAGATCTCTATTTCTGGTAAAGATGGCGTACTCAGTCTTTCTGTGGTTGATTCTCAAAACATGACATCTAATGTTTTCTCCATCGATGTTGATGGTGAATTTAATGCAGATGACACGTTTAACTTCATCCTGAGTACAAACAACTTGAAGATACTACCCGGTGATTACGAGGTAGCTATATCATCTAAGTTAATCTCGCAGTTCAGTCATACTAGTCTAGACGTAAAGTATTGGATTGCACTTGAAAAAACATCTACCTTCGGAGCGTAAAATGTCAGAAACTATGACACAACTAAGGGAAGTGTCTAACCGCACTGCCCGTTCTATGATTGCCGTTATCGATGCAATGACGCAGCGTGGCGCAATCAAAGGCGAAGAACTATCCACTATTGGAGGATTGCGTGATCAATCGATTCAGATCATTCAATTAGCAGAACAAGTGGAACAAGAAGAAGCCATGGACGCAGCTGAAGAAGCTGCTGAAGCGGAAAAAAGTGCATAAGGTTGGACCCTCAATAGTCCCGCGGGGAGGCACGGTTACCTCCCCACTTTTATTATATTATGGAGTATGTGAATGTCTAATGATTTCTTATGGGTCGAGAAGTATCGTCCCCAGCAAATCGCCGATTGTATCTTATCAGACGAGCTAAAACAAACGTTTGAAAAGATTGTAAAGTCTGGTGATTTGCCAAATATGCTGTTCAGTGGTACAGCTGGCACCGGTAAAACTACCGTTGCAAAAGCTTTATGCAATCAATTGAACCTTGACTGGATTATTATCAACGGTTCTGAAGATGGCAATATTGATACCCTGCGTGGTAAGATTAAACAGTTTGCTTCTACCGTTTCATTACAAGGTGGTGTCAAGGTTGTAATCCTTGATGAGGCTGATTATCTTAATGCACAGTCAACGCAACCGGCTCTTCGCGGTTTCATCGAAGAATTTTCATCTAACTGCCGATTCATACTAACTTGTAATTTCAAGAATCGTATCATTGAACCATTACACTCTCGTTGCGGTGTATATGAATTCAACACGTCAAAGAAAAATACTGCAATGCTTATGCAGCAAATGTTTGATCGTGCGTGTATGATCCTTGATAGTGAAGGAGTTGAATATGATAAAAAAGATTTGTTGCCAATTATATCGAAGTTTGGACCGGATTGGCGCCGCTGTCTTAACGAGCTACAAAGACGTTCTGTTTTGGGCTTTGATGTTAGCAGCACTGCTGATATGGGTGGATCCATTGAAGATCTTATAAAGACGCTTAAAGACAAGAACTTCAAAGAAATGCGCAAGTGGGTTGTTAACAATATAGATACAGATGCATCAGCTATCTTTCGCGGTTTATACGATAACGCAAACAACAGCATTGAGCCACAGTCAGTCCCTCAGCTAATATTGATTTTGGCTGACTATCAATACAAACATGCGTTTGTTGCTGATCACGAACTTAATGTTGTTGCTTGTTTAACGGAGGTTATGGCTAATGTCAAGTTTACCTAAGCTAACTGTATATTCACAACCACGCTGTAGTTATTGTGAAATGCTAAAGATCAAATTGATGGAATGGGATATTGACTTTGACGAAGTAAACATTAGTGAAAACGTGCAAGGTATGGCTATGATGCGTTTGAATAATCATAGAACGGTACCACAACTCTACTGGAATAAAATGCATGTTGGTCCAACGAATAATGACACTATGTCTTTTACGAAACAAATGCTGGAAGAAGCACTTGACCTAGATAACTACCAAGGCGGAGTGGAGAGCTTTAAATGAATCCATTCGAGTTTGTAAACGACATCACTCATGGTAAGTCAAACATTATGGTTGACGACATTACCGAGAAAGCATACAACCCATATATGGTCAACCGAAGCCTGTCGTACTTTCATGACTGTGTTTTGATGGCAAATGAAATGAACGTCAACCACCACTTAGACAAACGTTTACAATTTGACTTTCTTATAAATATTGTTAGAAAAAAGAAACGTTTTTCTAAATGGGCAAAAGCTCAAAAGAGTGACGACATTGAAGTGATTAAGGAATATTATGGCTATAGTAATAACAAAGCGCGCCAGATCCACTCCCTTCTATCGTCAGATCAAATTGATGAATTAAAGAAGAAGGTAAACCGAGGTGGAAAAAGATAATAATATAGTTGAATGGACAACCTCCTCAATGCTGGAGGTTACTTTGGACGAGCCTGATGACTTCCTTAAAGTAAGGGAAACACTGACTCGAATCGGCGTAGCATCTCGAAAAGATAATACACTATTCCAATCTTGCCATATCCTACACAAACAAGGGCGATACTTTATCGTTCACTTTAAAGAATTGTTTCTGCTAGATGGAAAGAAATCTAATCTAGAAGAAAACGATATTGCAAGGCGTAATACAATTGCCACGCTTATGAGTGATTGGGGTTTGCTATCTATTGATAATAAAGATCAAGCACAACCATTAGCACCATTGAGGCAGATTAAGATTATTCCTTTCAAAGAAAAAGTAAAGTGGACATTACAACCAAAGTATAATATTGGGAATAAGTAATGGACTACCAAGGCTGGGAACGAGACTACCTTGAGAACAAGGATACTTATGACGCGCTAATTTCAAAGTGTATTTTAGCTGGTGAGCAAGACGTAAGCACTGAGTTTTTAGATAAGGAAGTAGCGGAGATTGCAGACCGAAAGTACGCAGTATCTTGTTCAAATGCTACTGACGCTTTGGTGTTCGCTCTACAAGCGTATAATGTTGGCCCTGGAGATGAAGTAATAGTTCCAGACTTTTCTTGGATCTCCACTGCATCAGTCGTAAATATGGTTGGTGCTACTCCAGTCTTTTGCGATATCAATGTTGACACACATCAAATGATGTTGCACAATATTAAGAAACTAAGAACTGATAAGACTAAAGCTGTAATATATCCATGCTTGTTTGGTGCTATGTTTCCTGAGATATTTGCTGCAGCTCAATGGTGTTTAGCCGAAGATATTATTTTTATTGAAGACTCAGCACAAGCACTTGGTGTAGAGCTCAATGGAAGAAAAGCAGGTTCCATTGGAGACATTAGTGTTTATTCATTTAATGATAATAAAGTCATTGCCGGTTTCAATGGTGGTGGCGCTGTTATGACCGACTCTAAAGATATAGCTGCTACTATTCGCAAGTTAGCTTGTTATGGCAGAGGTGTTCCGTTCAAAGATAGGGACATGAAGTTTCTTGGTCGTAATTCAAAAATGTATTTGATGAATGCTCATATCATTAGCCATCGATTAAAGAGCAGAGAAAAATGGCAAAAGCGTAGACAAGAGATCGCAAAAGTATTTGATGAATTCTTTGCAGATAAGCCAGTAGTTATACAAGAGTTTCCAGAAGGACTCAACCATAATTATCACAAATACGTAGTACGGTTCTTATCGAACGCTATGCGTGATCATATGAAACACGAGTGCGGAACTAATATACATTATGCAGATCCAATATCTCATAACTCGTATTATATGAAACGCAAACCTGGGCACATGTACTTAAATACTGGTGCTGAACACGTTGCAGATACCATCATGACTATTCCATGCCACGCATGGATGACAGATGAAGAAATAGATTCTGTATGTGATATTCTAGAAGATGGATTTTGGAAAGCAGAATTACAAGCTCCCAATGGAAAACCAATATAGAAATCATATATATACAATGTACGTCGCACAAGCGAGTACAAAATAACCTTGCTAGTCAATAGGAGGAACATATGACTGGATCATTCGCGTACCCGCGAAACGCCTTTTTGGGTTTCGACCACATCTTCGATCAACTGGAAAATATCCACTTACATTCGAAGGATACCTATCCACCACATAATGTAGTCAAAGAAGAAGAGATGCTATATACTCTTGAAATGGCTGTGGCTGGATTTAAACAAGAACATATTGATATTGAAGTCAAGGATCATATCCTTACTATCAAGGGAAATCGTCCTGCAAGACGAGATCAAAACAAGTATGTTC